ATGGAGCTAAGCAAACTTAGAAAATTAGTAAATACGAACTTTTCGGTTGAAAGTTACTGGGTAACATTGGCTTATGTCGCAGAAAATGCGCCTAGAAACGTGGTTGAAGCGGAAGTGGATTTAAAAGAATGGCTAAACAAACACGAAATCCAAGAATCAAAGTATGTTGCAATCTTTAGTAAAGAAAAAGGACGTTTTTACATTTATTTATTTGTAAATTTCCCTGACAGGGATTCTGCGGAAAGGAGCATTTGGGAAAAGGGGCGGTCCGTAGTAAGTAGGTTAAAGGTGAATGAATTGAGTGGACTTGTAGGGTATGCGTGCAGTGGAGAAGTCGTAAAAATATTGCTATCGCTTGACTGAGAATCAAACGATAGCAAGTGAATTAAAATAATAAGTCTTCAAGATGACGTTCTAGTTTTTTCAAAGGTTTAAAAGCACTTTCGATTTTATCTTCGTCCTGAAAAGAATCTACTCTATGAGTTATCAGCTCGGTTACGAAGTATCCAGTCATGCTATCAAACTTTGATAGTTCTTTTTCGGAGAAAATGAAGTCAGAAGTAGAAATCTTTTCTTTCACGATATTGATTAAAGAAATTTCACTCCGTTCACGGTCCCTATCACCAGTAAAAACAATAGGATGCACGTGTTCAACATAATGTTCGATTGCAAAAAGCAACAAATCTTTATCATATTCCTGCAAGAAATCAACGTTAAATTCCATAATAACACACCTCCCTTTATGTTGATATTATCAGAAGCGGAGAAATTAAGTAAATTGATAATTCGCTTTGAATCATTTATTCGAACTTATAGCTGACATGACGGTAGCAACGTTAATTTGATGAAAGAAAGGTGAACAGAATGGACAGTGTGAAAGAATATTTATTAAAAAAATATCCAGTCCAAGTACAGAGTTTAAGTGATGCCTATCTTGAGAGTTTTTGGGATAATTGCGACTTTGAAAAAGCTCAAGAGTTATCAGATAAGATTATCGAGTTGTTTAAAGAAGAAAACATGACGTATACAGATGCATACGCCATGCTCGGTTACATTCATAAGGATTTAGAGTACCGATCTAATCAGTTACGTTTGTAGTTTCAATTAGAGATACAACTTTAATTTGCTGATTTTCTAAATTAATAAATGGTAAGTGTTGTTTCCTATCTAATGAATGTGCATTTAGCAAGTAGGGATTAATTGGTGAGTCATCTGGCTGAATATCTGCAAGGTCAATCAATTTAAAAATGGTGTGAAACATCAAATCCAATGTGGATATTTTTTTAAATGGGTTTATATGAAAAGCTCTAGCTCTTGTTTCTTGGTGATACGTATCCATTGTTTTTTTAAATAATTTTGTAGCATTGCTATCATTCCAAGAGAAACGAGTGTAGTTCACATCACCATCACCCTCAATGAAATATTGAATAGGATAACCATCTTTAAAGTTTACAAAATCGCCATACCAGTATACGCCATTTAATTCTATAACGATTTTTAAATCTTTTTCTTTGAATGGTGAAATATTATCGTTAAGTATTTTTTTCAAAAGATAGTCTGCTGCTTGAAGTTGTTGGATTGTATACATTTTAATCACCTCACTTTCTAGGTGAATTATACCAAAAATGGAGAATGGAAAATATGTAATTATTGGTTTTTGTAGCTTATGAAGCAACTTTAAAACACTCGGAAGTCGGAAGGAGGTGAACTATTTTATGACAAAAACAACTTTACTGATCCCTGTTGAGCGTCTTCATCAACATGCAAATTTGCCAATAAAGTTAGCAGAACTTTCACACATTGATGCTCAAAAAGCACTCTCTTTATTACGTGATTGGGGCGAGGGTAAGAAAACAATCAAAGCGTTATGGGAAGAAATTACAAAGCATGTAGGTGATACTCTGTCTTGAATTGTAAGACAAAACTAGATATTTCAGTAACTTAAAAAGGAAGGGGATAAACAATGGCTAACAACGACAAATCACAGCTAGAAAAAATTAGTAAAGCATTAGAAAAATACGGAATTTTCAATGAGGAACAACTTAATGAAGCGATTAAAAATATGAAGCCACTCAATATCGGATGTATGGTTTCTCCTGTTCCTCCATGCAAGAAAAGGTAGATGGAATTGTTTTTGTAGCTTGTAGAAAAAAAGGAGGATGTGAATGTACAAGTTAGATGACTTACAAAATGCATACGCTACGGTCTTTAGTAATTTAATAATGGTAAATTTCAGGTCTAAATATGTGATAGATACGGAGGCTAATAGAATGAGAGGTTTAAAGTTGGAAATCGACAAAGAAAAAGCGTGCTGTCGAGATATTATTATGGCGACTAATCGCCACTTCAAAGAAGGGCAATATGAATTGGCTTATAAGCGCATGGCGGATTTAGAAGAAAGTATGCAATACATTGACTCATTAGAAGATCGGTTAAAAGAACAACGTAGAATAGGTTTGTTTTCCCTTGCTGATAAGTTAAATCGTAGAGGGTGGAAAGCCCAGGTGATCCAGCTAAATGCGTATAAAACTGAGCAATAAAAAAACTGCTTAATCGCTCCAACGATTAAACAGTTACCAAAAAGGACTATAGATACAAAAACATTATATCAAGAGGCGGTGCGAGTGTCTACTCGCTTCCGTCAAGCAGTTTATAAATCTTTTCGCCTTTCCCCCTTTAGGACGCACTAAGTATTTATAGGCTGCTTGATGGGACAAACCATCTGATAAAAAAGAAAGGGGCATTTTTTATGAAACAAGGCAAAAATTTGACACGCAAAGAAAGTGATTATGTGAAAAGCTTTCGTCTGAATCCAAATAATTGGATGTTGAGTAAAAACTTCTGGACGAATGGCTAATTGTGCATCGTGAATCAGGAAGGGCTAGGAAGATTCCAGCACCAACAAAATAAAAAATTGCTAACCATGTGCGGTGGTTAGCAACCTTAAAGAAACATGAGCCTTTGTTAGTAACAGAGGCTAAAATTTTTGCCGTACCCTCTCACAAGCACGGCGTTATTTGACTATTGCCAAAATTATTGGTTTAAGCATATCACGTGTTTGCAGGCTAGTCAATTAGCGCCTTAACGTCCTTGTAATGAGTATTATATTTACGACCAATCATGAAATGGGAGTATATGGAGATACAAAACAAGGCCTTAATTCAATGATGAGGGAGGAGCTAATTGGAGGGTAGCACCATGATAGAAAATTACAACACAATGAATAGATTGCCACACGTTGAGGACTATGAATCAACATATGAAGTAATAGGTAGCTCCTATGAAGATACGATTGAGGAACAGATAGAAAAGTTACGTGATAAAGGGATATTGAAGTATCGTGTGAAGACTATTAAAAGTGGTGACATCTTAGAATGTGAAATCTATCCCATATGGCCAGTTGGAAGCGGTGGCAAACGCGGGAAAAAAAGCAAAGAAAGCAGATCAGCACAAAATAACTTAAATGATAGAAACACAATTAAAAACCTGTCACGTAAGATAAATACTAATTTCACAAGTGATGACATCAAGCTCGATTTGACATATAAGCCTTGTAAACTTCCAGCAGATGAGGAGCAAGCAAAAAAAGATATAGAAAACTATATTCGTAGAGTTAGGCGCTATATGAAAAAACATGACTTGGGCGAACTGAAATATGTATACGTGACAGAGTATGAAAACAATGGAAAGAAAGTACGTGTCCATCATCATATCATCATGAATTTACGTGATAGGGATGTAGCAGAGGAGCTTTGGCAAGGTGGTGGCCGTACTCAGTCTAGGAGATTACAGCCAGATGATTATGGGTTTGAAGGACTTGCACGTTATATCACAAAACAAAAGCGTGGAGCAAATACAAAAAGATATTCTGTAAGTCGTAATCTAAAGTCGCCTCAGATTACTATAGCAGATAGCAAAATGACACGTAGACGAGCTGAAAAAATCGCAACTGAGGAAGTATGTGCCCAAGAAACATTCGAAAAAATGTACAAAGGCTATAAATTCAATGACATAGAGGTTAAATATAGCCATTTTGTCAGTGGTGCGTATTTGTATGTGCGTATGAAACGGATAGATAGCCTTGTGCAAAATAAAAGGAGATTAAACTTATGAGAGTAATAAGCATTATTAACCTAAAAGGCGGAGTAGCTAAAACCGTATCTGCTATTAATATGGCATACACCCTTGTGAAAGTACATGGTAAACGAGTGCTATTGATCGACAATGATAAGCAGGGTAATACTTCAAAGTTTTTTGGGCTTTATGATCCTGATAGTGAGTATGGATTATCAGAGTTATTAACAGTAAGAGATATGGATGTGGATAACGTTATCCAGCAAACAGGTTATGAAGGGTTGGACATTATTACTGCCAACATGAATTTGTTGCGTGCGAATAAAGAAATCTTGATGGATGTATCACGTCCACAGCAAACACGCTTACGTAAAAAACTAGAATCAGTGAAAGAGCGTTACGACTACGTAATTATTGATAATGCACCAGATATTAATATGACGGTGGTAAATGCATTAGTAGCTTCTGATGATGTTTTAGTACCAATTAAAGTAGACCAATTTGCCTTCGATGGGTTGGAACAGATTCTAGAGCAGATTGACCATGTAAGCGAGTTTAATAGTGACATTCATTTTGCGGGATGCTTTATCACAATGTATCAGCGCAACAATGTGAATCAACAAGGAGCAGAGTTATTAGAGCAGCAGGGTTATCCAATGTTTTCTACGCGGATTAGAAAAACAGTAAAGGTAGATGAAATGACGTTCACTGGGAAACCGTTGTTAGAATATGCGAAGCGGTCAACAGCTTGCGTGGATTACGTAGCGCTAGTAAATGAATATCTGGGATTGTGATAGTTTCGGGCACATAAGGAGGGATGCCAGTGTCAAAGTTTAACCTAAGTCAACTCATGAATACAGAATCAAAAAAGCAAAGTGTTGCATTTAAGATCGAACACATACCTTTAGCTAAAATCCAGCCCTCTCCACGTAATCAATATAGCGTAGACGATGTTCAGGAGCTTAAAGCAAGCATTGAATTAACTGGATTACAGCAAAATTTAGTGGTGCGTATGAAGGATGATGGCATTTATGAGTTGGTTAGTGGACACAGACGTTTAAAGGCAATGCAAGAGTTATATGATGCAGGCAATAAAGAGTTTGAAAAAGCACCCTGCAAAATCATCAAATCAACTGATGACATACAAGCGGAATTACAGCTCATTTTTGCCAACTCAACTACTCGTGTATTAACAGACGCGGAAAAAACACAACAGGCTGCACGATTACATGAATTATTGCTAGAAATGCAAAGTAAAGGCTATCAATTGGAAGGGCGAAAACGTGAGATTGTAGCGGAACTTATGGGTGTATCATCGGCACAGGTGCAACGGATGGATAGTATCAATAAAAATCTAATGCCAGAGCTAAAAGATGAGTTTGCCAAAGAAAACATTAATGTAACGACAGCATACGAACTTTCTCGTTTGCCAGAAGATGCCCAAAAAGAAGTAGTACAAGAAAGCGTAGAACAAGGTAAACCATTAACGCCAGCTACAGCAAAAGAAAAACGTCAACAAATCATCGAATCGGATCAAAAAGAAAAACCCATCACGCATGAATTAAAAATACATCCAGAGCCATTTCAAGCAGTCAGCAAAGGCTTGAAGACATGGGAATATCGGTTTGATAATCGTAATTTCCGTCAAGGCGACAAATTGAAACTAAATGAATTTGATCCTGAAACGATGGCTTATACAGGCGCATTTATTGAGGTACGAGTTATGTATTTGCTAGAAGGTGGACAATTCGATATTCCAGAAGGCTATGTGATTATGAGTATTAAAAAAATCAGATAGGAGTGACTTATTGATGCAAATGAATCAAGAAATATCAATGTATATCTGTAACATACCTCTAGTTATTAACATATACGACGACACCACGATTACTGGAAAAGAAGCGGTTGTAAAAGGTGGCTCGAAATGGCGTAGAGATGATAAGCAAAAGCGCGGTCTAAGTACCGTGCACTTGCTTAATCTATCAGGCCAAGTAAACGAAGAAATTCTATGGCTTGAACTAGATGAAAAAGTTCTTGAAAAACATTTTCTGAAAATCTGCTAAAACAATTTGATTTTTAACATGCAAGGAGGTGAAGCAATATTAAAACACATTTTTCAAGGAGTCACTCTAATGAGCCAGAAATTTATTTGTTACCTTACGAGAAGTGGCATATGAAAACCAAAATGCTGGACGAGGTTCTAAATTTATATCGCTCGATTTCTTTAGAGATATTGTGAATGTGTAAAATCGAGAAACGGCATTCCTGTGACTGAAAACGCTAATCGATTCTCAACGACAACAGATGAAGTAACAGCAGCATTAACTCTATGAAGTCATGAGACAAAAGCAAGTATTACTCGCAAAGATTGAAGTGGGGTGTATCAATGAATAATATCGGACAAGAGCAATTAGCGGCTATAGTGGAGATAGCAATAACAAAGTTTAATGAACTACAACAAGAGGAAAAAACAAAACGTTTAGATAGACGGTTATTTAATACAAGGATATTATTGAAGAACTACCGTCATTTAAAAGTGTACTGTAATGAAATGAAAGAGGCAATGGATATTGATGATGGAGAACATGATGATTTATTCACTACTTATAATGAATATTTAACATTAGAATCTCTAAAAAGAAGTGAAGCTCGGACACTAGCTATGATGAGGTTTATTGATAATATGATTAAGGTTTATGAATTGGACTGTATGCATTTAGGAACAGAGGCAGTACGTAGATTTAATACATTGATGCATTTCTATATTAATGATAAGAAGAAATCCTATGCAGAAATAGCGGCGCTATACCATGTACATGAACGTACTGCTCAAAGAGATTTAAAAGAAGCAGTTTATGCAATGTCAGTTTTATTCTTTGGTACGGATGGATTACGCTTACAGTTTTAATTATAAAGTACTACAGTATTTAATATTCTAGATTTGTAATAAAGATGGTGTGAATTAGATTTTCACATCATCTTTTTACTTTTATATTGTATAATAATAGTGCTGTATCTAATATAATACATATATTAAAGAAATATGATAATATGTTTAATTTAGTTTGTATGGAGGGATTGTATTGAAAGCGAAAACTATTTCTATACTTAATATGAAAGGAGGGGTAGGAAAAACTACCTTATCAACTAATATAGCGATAGAATTGTTTAATCAAGGCTACAAAGTATTATTAATTGATATTGATCCGCAGTTTAATTCTACTCAAAGTTTATTTAAATATTTTTCTAAAATTTCTACATACTTTGAATTAAGAGATGAAAGAAGAACAATAACTAGTATTTTTTCAGGCGATAAGGGAAAAGGAATTTCCAGAAAAAATGATGATACGGATAATTTAATTTATACTTTAAAAAAGAGTGAAGAAGATCAAGATGGGCCAGTTATAGATATTATACCAGGGGATTTAAAATTAATAATTGATATAAATACTCAAGCTATAGATAGATTAAGTGGCTTTTTCAATAGAAATAATTTAAAGGAACAGTACGATTTCATTATTTTTGATTGTCCACCAACATGGGGCCAGGTTACATCTGTTTCTCTAAGTTTGAGTAACTATTATTTGATACCGACTAAACTCGATGATTTTTCAACTATAGGTATTACTTTATTGTCTCAACTTCTTAAAGAAAAAGTAGAATCATTACAAACTCCTCTGAAATGTTTAGGAGTTGTCTATACTATGTTAAATGAAACGAGTGCAGCATCAGGGATTAGTATTAAACAAACGGTATATAAAGAAAAAATAGAAGAATTTTTCAAAAAAACTATGATTAATGAAGTTAAATCTGGAGTGAAGGCTTTTGATTCTGTTATATATAGCTATGGACCAGTAGCTTCACAATCCATAGTCTATGAAGAATACTCTAATCCTAAGGGCAGAAGTTTATATGCATCAATTAAAGAATTAACGGGAGAGATTTTATCTAGAATAGATAGTTTGGAGGTTGCTAACGTTGAATAATATAGACCTTGACCTTGACCTTTTATTTAATAGTAAAAAGTATAAATTAAGTGAAAAAAGATTATTTTTAATAGCAATTGTTCAAAAAACTATTTATTCAAGTTATTTTAAAAGTAATCTTTCATTAAAAGACTACATTGAAATATTCGAAAAGCTATATAAACTACCTGATGATAAAAAGTTTAAAGAGTATTTATATAAATCAAGAACGGCTTTAGCAGCGCGAGTAAGCAGGCTGATTATTGAAGAAGATAATTTAGAGATAGAGAAAGAATTAATGGATTGGCATTCTACTTATTATAAAGAAAGAGTTCAAATTATATCTTCTTCTAATAAGGAAAAAGAAATTTCTACAAGTCTATTAGAAGATTTTATTAACCATAGTAAAAACCAAATAGAAAAGGACGAAAATAATAGTTAATGAGTAATTTAAGTGAAGGGTTGTTTTTTGGAGAAATAAAAAGAGATTATGAAGAATTCATTAAGCTATTTAGTAAAAATGAATTGATTGAACTTGGATTAGATCAAGATTACAAAATGTTACATAAAAAAGTTTATATCTTTAAAGAAATGCTTAATGAGTGTGAAATAGCTAATAGTACAGCTTTAAGTTATACTTTAGATACTTTAGGGAGCCTAATTGAATATATTCATCTTTTATCGCAGAATAGGTATAAATTAGCAGCATCGTTATTAAGAGGAAGTATGGAAACTTTCGCAAAAGCATTAATTCATATTAACTCTTTAACAGATAGTCATGGATTTACTAATAATATCGAATTAGCTATTAGTAAAATATCTGATAATTATATAAACAATATTTTAAAGCTTGCTAGAAATAAGACTTTAAAGAAAAACATAGGAAATGCATATAGAGAAGTACTGAAAAGTTTGTACTGGGATTTGTGTGATATTGTACACTCTAGAGATACTGCTTACAATCATTGTTATGAATATCTAGAATCAATTTTAAATAATGAATTTGAAGAAAGTAAATATAAAGATCTTTATGATTATGCTATTTTGTTTATTGATAAAATGCTAGTGATTTTCTATATTCAAAATATAGATGTTATTAATAAAAATATGAATGCAATTAAGCTGGAGTACATTGTTGGTGAATTAGAACCAGAATATCGTCTAATATTTAGAACTGTATAGCTTTTCAAGTGGCTTTAGATAAATTTATAAGACTATAAAAAGCGCTTTATTATTATGGGCAATGTCGTAAAGATGTCGTTTTAAATACTTATAACATGATTTATAGTGTAAATGTAGAGTAATTGGATTTACTTTACAACAGTCTTCCAATCGACATAAAAAGTCCTGTTTTCAAACAGGCGCAAAAACTAAATAGACGTTTGTTAGAATGTTAACACTACGAGGTCACATCTAAAAAGGTGTGACTTTTTATTATGCAATCTAAAAGAAAGGTTGTGATGACGAACAATGATTAAAGCAAAACGCAAACAAGAACTAATACAATGCATACTGGATGGAGAGCTAATGAAGTTCTATAAGTCAAAAGAGTGGAGGGCATTAAGAGTAGATGCGCTTAAGCGTGATAACTATGAATGTCAGTTATGCAAAGATGCTGGACGTTTTCACAAAGCTGAAAATGTTCACCATATGAAAGAAGTAAAGACGCATCCACATATTTCGCTGACATTAAGTAACTTACAATGCTTATGTATCAAATGCCACAATGAGATCCATGATCGTCTGGAATCAGTTAGAGGGCCTAAATTTTCTAATGAGGAGAGGTGGTAGAGTGCAGCTTACAGACAGAGCATGGATGTTCAATACAGAAGATATAGATACTGCTATCAAAAAGAATGAGCGTAACTGGTACGAGCTTGATATGATAAACGCTTTTACTCGTTATGCTTATTTTCGTTATAAGCAAATACGAGACTGCGTTAACTCACGTAAGTGTAAACACATGACGATTGATAAAGTCCGAATACAATTGAAGGATGGAAACAGGATGATTTCACGTGTTCATTGCTACGCATTACAGCAGAAGAGGTTCACTACATTGTAGAGTTTGCTGACCAACACTTGGAGTACGTTAGGTAGCCCCCCATCAAAAAGTTTCGGGTTTTTAAGGGATTCTTTCAACGAGTAGGGTTCATGGCAAAAGAAATTTTTTGATTTTCTCGCGCGAGAAAGTGCACACAAAATAGAAATGTATAAATATTCATAAGAAAGGTAGGCGGAGAGGGTGCATGACACATGAATTAGCTTTTTATGATTGGCTCAATGGCATGAAGTATAAAGACATTGCAGCTAAATATGGGGTATCAGAAAACACGGTAAAGTCATGGTATAAACGTCATCACTGGAAAGAAAAGAAAGGTGAAGATGCAGAGAAAAGTGTGCAAGGTGAGATTGTTGATTCACCCCCTTCTGTAGAGTTAGTACCTAGTCATAAAAGACTTAGGTTGATTATCGAAAAGGACTTAAAAGCGCAGCTACATGAAAAAGGTGCTACTCATTCTTATTACATCGATCTTGTGGATGACTACATGGCTTTATGGGACGTAAAGAATATGTTGATTGACGATATTAATGAACGTGGTGTCACCGTTCCAGGGATGCATGGACAAAAAAAGAATGATAGTGTTGGCGAGTTGAATAAAACGAATGCACAAATGTTAAGGATACTGGCTGAACTAGGTTTGAAAGTTACTGATATTGAAAAACCAGAGCCTGATGAAGATGACGAACTATAAGTATCATCCTTACATCGACGATTATATTGATGGAGTAAGAAGCGGTAAGTACATCGTTTCCAAAGATGTAAAGTTACTTATTAATTTAGTAGAGAACAAACTTCAACAGCCAAATACCGTCATTGATACAAATGAAATTACAGAAGCTAAAGAATTTATTGAGCGCTATTTTACTTTCAAACTATATCCAGCACAACTATTTGTTTTGGCATGTATGGTTGGGCTTTTTTATGATGACGATACTTTGGTATTTAATGAATTTCTTCTTTTGTGGGGTCGCGGTGCTGGCAAAAATGGATTTATTGCTGCTATAAGTAAATACTTTATTGCAAAGCAAGGTATACCTTTTTACAACGTGGATATTGTAGCAACTTCTGAAAAACAAGCAAAGACATCGTTTGACGATGTTCGTAATGTTTTAGAAGATTTTAAAACAAAAATGAAAAAGCATTTTAAATGGACACTTACAGAAATTAAGCATTTGAAGTCTAAGTCCGTTTTGACGTATCACACAAACAATGCCAAAACAAAAGACGGTCTACGTCCAGGGGTTATTATTTTTGATGAAGTACATGAATACGAGTCATATGACAATATTAAAGTATTTACATCAGCGTTAGGTAAAGTTGCAAGAGCACGAAGAATTTATATTACAACTGACGGTTATGTACGTGGTGGTGTACTAGATGACTTTAAAGTTGAAGCAGAAATGATTTTAAATGGGGAATTGCCAAATAGTCGAATGTTCCCGTTTTTAGCGCATCTGGATGATGAAGAGGAAATGCATGATTTTGCTATGTGGGAAAAAGCGAATCCAGGCATTAACTTTTTACCACATTTAAAATCCGAAATGGTAATAGAATATGATAATTTAAAAACTCGTCCATCCCTTCGAATCGAATTTGTAACAAAACGTATGAATTTACCATTTATGCTCTCTGCAAATGGCGTCGCTGATTGGCCAAAAATTTTAGCAGCAAGTAAACCATTACCTAATTTAACAGGGCTTGAATGTATAGGAGGTATTGATTATGCAGATATACGAGACTTTATAGGTGTGGGATTGTTATTTAAAGCTAACGGCAAGCGTCATTGGTTACATCATACATTCATTAATCATCGAAGTTTGAAACTCTATAATTTTAAAGTTGATATTGATTTAGCAGTACAACAAGGGTTAGCTACCATCATATATGATGAAACCAATAAACCAGAATATATAGCTGATTGGTTTGCTGAACAATCTCGAAAATACAGGATTAAAACAATCGGAGCTGACCGAGTAAGATTTTCGCATTTGCAAGAAAAGTTTACAGAATATGGTCTACCATTGGACAAGTCAATTAATGGCGTAATAACACACACCAAATTAGAACCGATTGTAGAAGAAATGTTTGCACACGAAAATATACTTTGGGGCGACGATTTATTAATGCGTTGGTATGCGTGGAATACCTATGTAAAACGTGATGGAAAAGGAAACATAACATACGAAAAAATTGAGCCAGAGTTAAGGAAAACTGATGGCTTTTTTGCATTGTTGCACGCGTTACAACATGATCATTTATTAATTGAAAAGCAAATAATAACTAAAGAAAACCTGAAACGCGCTTTCAGGACCAGAAGTTTTTAGGAAAGGAGGGAGATCGATAAATGGGTTTTATAGATTGGGCGAAGGCATTCTTTTCTACTCGAAAGGAAGGTACTTTGAAAGATCACATTTCTTGGGATTTGCAAGCAGAGGTTGTATATAAACAATTAGCAATTGAGACTTGTATTGATTTGATAGCAAAAGCGTTAGCTCGATGTGAATACAAAACATTTCAAGTTGGTAATACCTATCGTGGTAATAATTATTATTTGTTAAATGTCGAACCAAACGTCAACCAAAATGCTACAGAATTTTGGTATAACGCATTTTATAAATATATGTATGAAGGCGAATGTCTGATAGTAATGGTGGATAATCAATTGTTACTGGTAGATTCATATGATGTAGTTGAATACGCAATTTATCCAAATATTTATAAGAACGTAACAGTAAAAGATTATACATTTTCTTCTATTTTTTATGAAAAAGACGTTTTTCATTTTAAATTAACTGACAAGAACATAAGGCATGTTATAGACAGTCTGTATGTATCTTATGGGAAATTGCTAGCAGCAACAATGAATGCATTCAAGCGAAAAAATAATAAACGGTGGTTTGCAAATGCTGATTACATGCGTGGACAAGATGATGAAACACAAGCTGAAATTGATGCAATGTTACAAGATCAATTAAAGGATTGGTTTGATCCTAACAAAGAAGCGGTTGTTTTTGAAAAACAAGCTGGTTATGAAATGGAAGATGCGAGTGATGCAAAAAATGGAGTAAAAGCGGATAGTAGTGATATTCGAAATATGATAGACGACATTATAAATTTTGTTGCAATGGGATTCCATGTACCACGTACTTTATTAAAAGGTGATGTTGCAGATATAGAGGCGAATATAGATAGTTTTATAATGTTTGCTTTGAATCCAGTGGCAGAAGTATTTACAGATGAACTTAATAGGAAGTTGTATAAACGTGAAGCTTTCATAAAACGTAGTTACATGCAAATTGATACATCACGTATTAAATTACTTGATATTACTGAGCTTTCAAATGCATTTGATAAATTATTTGCTATTGGTGGTATGACAATAAATGAAGTTTTAGAGGAGCTAGGAAAAAATCCAATTAATGAGGATTGGGCTAATGAACGTTATATTACTAAAAACTATCAAAAAGCTAGTATACAGGAAAATTCATTACAAGGAGGTGAGACAATATGAGAGAACGATCAAATGTAATCCCGTTCATGGCAAATGCAAAACGTCGCCCATATAAAAACACTAAATATGCTGATTTAATTCCAGAAATACCAAAGAGTTTTGCCGTTGAAGTTAATTCTGAAAATGACGAAACTGTAATAACTATTTACGGTGATATTGGCGAAAGTTGGTGGTTTGATTCAACATCAGCTGGAGACATCGATAGGGCTTTAAAAGAAGTGAAAACGAGCAAGATTACTGTTCGTTTAAATTCACCAGGTGGAGATGCTTTTGATGGTATCACGATTTACAACCGTTTAAAAGACCACAATGCAAAGGTGAAAATTATTGTAGATGGTTGGGCTTGTTCTGCTGCATCAATTATTGCAATGGCAGCAGATGAATTAATTATGAACACTGGATCAATGATGATGGTTCATGAAGCTTGGGCTATTGCCATGGGTTCTAAATCCGATATGCAAAAAACAGTAGATATGATGACTAAACTAGATGAATCGCTATTAGATATTTATATGACCAAGGCGACAGTAACTCGAGAAGAAATGAAGCAGTTTGTTGAAAATGAAACTTGGTTTACAGCAGATGAAACGGTTCAAATCGGGTTTGCAACAGGTATTAATAATGAAGCGGATGAGGAAACTCAAATGAATAATGCATTAGATTCTGAGCAATACAAGCAAGGTGTACTTCAACGGTTTTCCAAGAAACACATGCAACCAGAAAAAAATATATTATCAAAATTTCAACGCGACTCAAGTGAGTAGGCGTTTTTATTTTGTCTAAAAATTAGGAGGAATTATTATGCCACAAAAAGTTGAACCAACAAAAGGTATTCAAAATTTAGATGACACAGAGGTACTTAAAAATAAACAGGCTCAAATTGATGGTTTAAAAGCTGCATTTGAAAATGGAGATGCGGCAGAAGTTGCAGCAAGAATTGTACAACAGTATGAAGAAAACTTTACTCACTATCAGGATTTAATGAATACTACTATCCGAGAAGCAAATCGTGCTAATGAACAACAATGGGATGCTACTGTTTTAGCTAGTCGAGGAGTGCGACAATTAACAAATGAAGAAAAGAAATTTTATTCCCAAGCAATCCAGGTTGAGTCTTTTGATGGTGTATTAGATTTGATGCCACCTACTGTTTATGATCGTGTATTTGAAGATTTAGCGCTGGATCACCCATTATTATCCCGCGTTAACTTCACGCAGTTAGGTGCTACAACTCAATGGGTTGTGCGTAAAGAAGGGGCTACTACTGCATATTGGGGTGATGTATGTGATGAAATTCAGGAAATGCTAGATTCAGGATTCAAAACAATTGAGGCTAAAGCATATAAACTTTCAGGGTTCTTAGTTGTATGTAAAGCGATGTTTGAATTAGGTCCAGAATGGTTAGACCGTTATGTTCGGGCGATCATTACAGAAGTCGTAGCTGCTGAATTAGAAAGCGTTATTGTAACAGGTGACGGTAACAAAAAACCAATTGGTATGATACGTAATTTAGACGGTGCTGTAGTGGGTGGTGTATATCCTGAAAAGCAAGCAGTTGAAATTTTGAGTTTCACACCTCAAGAAATTGGAACTAAGATTCTAGCACCAACAACTAAAAACGGTACTCGTGATGCTCAAGGTGTCGTACTAATAATCAATCCATTAGACTACTATACAAAGTTATTTGCATACGGTGCTAAACAAAGAGATGACGGAGTATGGATGTTTGATAAATTCCCTGTACCTGAGTTAGATATTATTAAGTGTTCGAAAGTTCCGTTAAATAAAATGATTTCAGGTAAACCAAAAGATTACTGGATGGGTACAGGCAAAGCAACTTTAGAATCATCTGACCATGTTCGCATGATTCAAGATCAACGCTTGTATTTAACTCGCCAGCTTGTTAATGGGCAACCACTCGACAATGATGCATTTACAGTATTTGATATTACTAACGCAGCAATTGATAGTACAACAAGTAATACTGAAACACCAGATGAGCCTTAATAAAAAGGAGGATAAATAACATGATTTCAGCCAAAGTAGTAAATCCATTTAAAGCAAACGAGCATAATGGCCACTTCTACAAAGCAGGAGACCAATATCCAGCAGAAGGTTTTTCAGCAGATGAGGAGCGTGTTTACTTTTTAACAGGAGTGCATCCTAAGTACAAAAAAGTCTATCTTGCCGAAGTAGTTATTGATGAACCAGAACAAAAAATAGAACAATTAGATTTCCCTAAACACACAGGAGGGGGCTACTACGAGCTTTCGAATGGAGATAAGGTAAAAGGTAAGGATGAAGCTATTGAGGCGGAGAACGCCTTGAAAAGCAGGAAATAGCTATGTCAGAATTACTTGCTGAATTAAAAAGTAGGTTGCGTATTACTTGGGATGATGAAAATGAAGAATTAGAAAGAATCATTAATAGGGCAAAGTCTTACTTCGAGAAATTGACGAGTAAGGCTTTTTCTTTTGAGTTAGACGCGTGGGAAACAGAGTTACTGCTTGAGCGTTGTCGCTATGTATATAACAATGCTGCTGATGAGTACGAGAAAAATTTTGCGTATGAACTGAAGCGCCTTATTATGCATGTGGCATTGGAAAAGAGGGCTGATGCTGATAATGGCCAACAAGAAAATTCGTGATGTATTGAACGATGGATTTATTCAATATGGGACAAAAGAAACAGAGCGATCTCCCAAAGGGAAAAGAATCGGTGAAAAGTTTGTGCCAATGGGGAAACTTGCTTATCAGGAAATGTCATGCCGTGATGAAGATTATGAAATGGCCAAAGTATTAAGTGCTGTTTTAAGTTTGAAGATTCGCACACTCTGCCCTCCTCAATTGCGTAAGTTCAGCAAGAATAAATTAAAAGTCGTTGTGGATGGTACTGATTATGACGTTATTAAGGCTGATTCGGATCGAGAGAAGATGTACCTCTATTTTTATTTACAGGAGGTTGGGACACATGAGCAAGACCAAAAGCAAGATGCAGGAACAGATTGATGCTTTACTCACAGCTTTAGACACCTTCAATATTCCTGTTTTTGAGGATGATTTGGCAGAAGATGAAGAAGCGGAATTTAAGAAAAAAAAATATCATTTTTTTATTTATGAAACAGGGGACATGGTAAAAAGTGATGATAAAAAATCCATTAATCAAGATGTCATTGTCTATTATTATTCTGAAAATCAAGATGATTTAGATGAAAAAACAGTTGATATTATCACAGCTTTATCAGATGTTAAAATGCTTACACTTGAACGCACACAAAAACAACGCCTTCGCAGGAAAGATAAAGATAGTTATGTTGATCGCATTGTGTTTATTTATACTCGTAGAATCGTAATTCAAGGATGTGTTGGACTATGAGGGCAATGGTTGTATTTGATGATTTAACATCGTTAAACGAGCGAATCAGACAGTTTCCTAACCGAGCAGAAAAAGCAATTAATGAAGTATTGCACACTCAAGGAATTGAAATTGTTACACGTGAGATGACAAATCTATTACCTGTTTCGAAGGTTAATAAGAAGCACGCTAGGGACAGTCGATGGTCAAAAAGTGAGATAAGTAATTTAGAGTTTGTTGTGAAAACGAAAGGTGGAGCAGCAAACAAAAAGGGGAGTTTCGGTTATTTAGTATTCCCTGATGAAGGTCGTGGTCCATCCAATCCATGGCAACAGAATTTCAGTGGACGGTCTTTGCAACGATCAACACCAAAGATTTTAGAGAAATTACATGGTGCTTTAAATAATTTAACAAGGGAGGGCTTATAATGCCAACGCAAGTAATTGAACAGTTTGATGCTTGGAATATCCAGAATGCATCCATTCAATTTTTTAAAGGAAGTGAACAAAAACCAGGTACTAAATTTGGTTGTGTAGGTACAATAGCTTCTGAACCAGAAACAACAGTTTTATCAAAAAAATGTGGGCGGGCCACAATTGCAGAAAAGACAGTAACAACAAAGTTAAATGTTACTGTTAGCGCCCATGTACCTGTACAGGTTTTAAGAGATTATTTCGGATTGAATAATGAAGATTTAGCTCCAGGTATCTATAGCTATGGTTCTAATTCGTTGGGGAAAGATTTTGTATTTACCGCAGATGTAGTAGACGAATTTGAGGACCTGACTAAACTCATAGCTTTCCCTAAAGCATCAAATGCAGGAGGCTTTACAATCAACATTGATACCTCTCAAGAAGAATTAGCAATGCTTGAGTTAGCATTTAGTGCGGTAGCCGATGCAAATGGCCAGTTTTATTACGAAGCAATTACTGCGGAGTTAGAAAATCCTGAAATTGCAGAAAAGTGGCATACAAACTTCACACGAACTTTAGTCGAAGCACCTGATACACCTTAATAATACGCCTCCATTTTTGGAGGTGTTTTTATTTTTGAATAAATTGAGATGGAGGAGAATACATGAAAATCCAAAAAGTGGTGTTGAAGGAAATGGAATTTGTAGCTGTAGGAGATGAATATGAAAAGCGTTTTATTAATGAAAAATCCCATCCAGCATTTTTAACAAACGCAGCAGTGAAAAAAGGATACGATTCAGGATTATTAGAGTCAAGTTTATTTGAAGATTTATTAAAAATAAAGGGCCTCGAAGCACTTATTACTCAAACCGATGAAGAAGCATCTCTTGAGCTATTGAATGCTTTTGACGAACAAAAATTAATTGCTGTCATTTATTTAGCTGTCATTGGAGCAAATAAAAATTTAGGTTTATCTTTTGAAGAATTTTTAGAATTGTACCATTATCCGTTAACTGAAACAATTCAACTTTATGCCAATCTCATTGTTGGATTATTGAGCGAATCAAATGAATTTGCTAAAGAATTACAAAAACAAACGAAAAAGTCTAAAAAAAAGTAACGCCTCCAAAGTTAGTCATAAAGCATGTGGAGGATTTATACACACTCTACGTATTAATAGCTGGCATCGACCCCGAAACTTTTTGGCATAGTCCAATTACAACAGTAGAGCGTATTTATGCAAATAAACTAGCGTTTGATGGGTGGAGCAATAGCCTGATTGGGGAGTGAGTTGATTGGCTAACAACAGCAACAATAATGAAGTAAGCATTTCCTTTAAGGCTTTTAACCAAGAGTTTAATAAAGCAATGTTGGAAATGAGCAAGGAAACAACTGAATTACGTCAACAAATGAAATTACAGCAAGAACAAATGAAACATAATGCTTCTGAGACAGAAAAATTAGAAGCAAAAATGAATGGCCTGCAACAAATCTATGATGTTACTAGACAAAAAACTCAGGCAACTGCTCAACAGTTAGAACATGCAAAGGCGTTATGGGGCGAAAATTCAGAAGAAGCTAAAAAACTAGAGACACAATTAAGACGGAATCAAATTGCTGAACAACAAGCTGCTAATGCCCTTACTGAAACCCAACAGGCATTAGAACGAGCTAGGCAGGCTCAAGCAGATCAAACAGATTCTTTACGACAATTGCAAAATTTATTTACTGTTACTGGCCAATCGGTTGGTGATTTTTCTGGTTTATTAGGTCGAGATTTAACACGAGCTATCCAAAATGGGACTGCTAGTGCCAATCAATTAGACCGAGCTTTTGACCAAATTGCTAGGTCTTCATTAAATGCTGGACGGGATTTAACTGAATTAAGAGCGTCTATCCGTGCATTAGATAGTGGTTCATCGGTTGAAGAAGTCCGTCAAGATTTAGCACGAATGGGACAAGAAGCAAATAATGCGGAGCAGGAAGTAAATGGTCTTACAGATAGTTTGAAGTCTATGGCAGGTGCAGCAGTTACAGCAATTGGTGTAGGTACAGCAATATCAACAGCTATAGACAGCGCTAGCTTGGATACGTCTATCAAAATATCTTTAGATGTACCCGATGCCTCAAAAGAGACTGTTAGGCAAGCTATACGGGATGTAGAAGCGTATGGCGTTGATGGCGAAGCAGCTCTGGAAGGTGTACGAAGGCAATGGGCTTTAAATAAGGATGCCACAGATGTAGCGAACCAAGAAGTGGTAAATGCATCATCTGTCATTACAAGAGCATATAGTGGTGTCGATTTTACTGAGTTAATTCAAGAAACGAACGAAGTGGCTAAAGCATTAGGGATCTCAAATATAGAAGCTACTAATCTAATTAATCGTTTATTAAAAATCGGTTTTCCACCTGAACAGCTCGACATTATAAGCGAGTATGGAGTGCAACTGAAACGTGCTGGATACAATGCTCAAGAAATAGAAAACATTTTATCAAGGGCTGCTCAAGAAAAAAGTTGGAATATCGACAACTTGCTCGATGGATTAAAAGAAGGTCGCATTCGTGCCGTTGAAATGGGTAATGGATTGAAAGAGTCCATGAAGGATGCCATTCGTGATGTGGTTGGTGACACACAAAAGATGTCTGAATCACAGATTTCAGCAATGGAAGCGAATTTTTCAAAACAGGAAGATGCTCTGGCAAAGTCATTGAGTAACCAAGAAAAAGCACTTTCTAAAAGTCATGCTCAACAGCAAAATGTGCTTTCAAAAAAATTAGATGCAGAATATAACGCTGTATCAAAAAACTATGACAATCAATTGCGTAGTTTAGAAAAAAAGTTAACTGCTGAATACGATGCTGCTGTAAAAAATTATGAGAAGCAACAAAAAGAATTAGAGAAATCTTTAGCAGTTGAAGTAAAAGAGTTTGAAAAAGCATCACAAGAAAAAATTAAGATCATCGATAATGAATACAAAGAACGCATGAAATTAATCGATGAGGAAAAATATAATCAGTTAAAAGCATTAGACAATCAAATTGATGCATTAAATGCTAAGACAGAAGCAGAAGACAAGGCCATTAAAGAGCGAGAAAATACTCAGAAGCGTGCCGAGTTGTCTTTGCGCGTAAGTAATGCCAAGACAAGCGAGGATCGTCAAAACGCAATTAAAGAATTGCGTGATTTTGAGGAACGAATAAGTCTTGAGAAAATTAGAGAAAACCGAAAAGAACAAATTGATGCTCTTAAATCCCAAAAGGAAACTGTAAAGGAAACTTCTGATGCAAGGAAAGAAGCTTTAAAAACAGAGGTTGATGAGAGAAAAGAGCAGCTTAAAGAACAAACAAGTGTTGAAAAAGAGGCTTTACAAGAAAGACACAATGCTCAAAAGGAAGCTTTTCAACAGCGCAAACAAGAAGACTTAAAAGCGCTTAGTGAATCGAATAAGGCCCAAATTGATGGATTGAGGGAAGTAAATCAAGCAAAACTATCAGCACTTAAAGAAGAACAGAATAACCGCAAGCAAGCTCTAAGTGAGCGGTTGAATGATGAAATGGATGCAGTTCGAGAAGCACATCAAGCAGAATTAGAGTCCTTTAGAGCGATGAATGATGAGAAATTAACCATTGCAAAAGATCCACCTGATAGTGCTGCTGTACAATCTTTATTTGGCCAGCTAGAAGGTTGGGGTAAAGCTATTGCAAAAGGTGGCGAAGAAGGTTCTAAGGCATTCTCAGAAATGGCACAATGGTTATCGCAAATAGAAGACGCTACTTTACGCGAAGTAATTGGTACAGAAATCTTCGGAACAATGTGGGAAGATCAAGGCGATGCAATCGTTAGCGTGTTAAAAGATGTAGCTGAAGGACAAGTGAGTGTAGCTGAAGGTCAAGGGACAATTCAAGAAATGATGAATGACTTAGACACTGATCCCATGACCTCTTTAAAACAAGCAGTTTCGGATGTGAAAGAGGCACTAGATCCCTTGCTAGGTGTAATTGCAAACGTAGTGTCTAATATTGCTAACTTTGCTAAAGAAAATTCTGTCATTGCTTCGATCGTTGTTGCTATTGTCGGAATTATTGGTACGTTAATTGGTGCATTTACCGCACTAAGTCCAGCAATTCTAACCATAACCACCTTGTTTGGTAGTGGCGGTGCTGCTGGAGGTTTTGCTTCAATCTTAGGGAAAATAATTCCTATCATTATGAATTTGGCTTCAAAGATTTTACCAGCTTTACGAATTGCCTTCGGTGCTCTTTCTGGACCTATAGGTATTGCTGTAACTGCACTAACTATAGCGATTCCATTAATAATCAAAAATTGGGATTCTATAAAAGAATTTTTTGTTAATTTATGGAATTTTATAATTGACATTTTCAAAAAAGCAGTAGTAGCTATAGCTGATTTCCTACGCGAAAATTGGCAGTCCATCATTGCTGTTATAACAGGGCCTGTCGGAATTATAGTGAAATTAATTGTTGATAATTGGTCCACGATAAAAAATAAAACGATTGAAATTTTTACTGGTGTATCCAATTTCTTTTCGAATATCTGGTCAAAAATATCTAATATAGCAAAGTCGGTTGTAGACAAAATAAAAGGATTCTTTTCGTTCAGTGATTTGATCGGAACAGTTAAAGGAAAATGGGATTCTATTTATTCGGCCATAAAGACACCTATAGACAATGCAAAAAACGCAGTTAAAAAAGCAATCGATGCGATAAAAGGCTTCTTTAATTTCAATTTTAATTGGCCTAAACTAAAAGTTCCGAAATTCAAAATCAAAGGTTCTATCAATCCGTTAGATTGGTTTGGTGAAGGACTACCCAAAATTGATATTCAATGGCACGCAAAAGGTGGAGTATTTAATAAGCCAACCTTATTTAATACAGCTAGCGGAATGCATGGGGTAGGAGAAGCGGGTCCAGAAGCTATTTTACCACTGAATGAGCGAGTATTAGGTGCGATTGGTAAAGCCATCTTTGATGCAGCTGGTGGAGGACGACAAGAGCCACAAGTGATTCACAATAATTATGAGCGTATGCTTGAAGGTGCTCAGTTTATCATTCGAGAAGAAGCTGATGTGAAAAAAATATCTCGTGAAATATACGATTTGAGTAAACGTGACAGAAAGGGGAAATAGTATGTCCAATGTAACCTTTAAAAATATCCATTGTTCGCAGGTGGGCCTAGAGGTGATGGATACCGAAAGGCCTCTTTTTGGCGAGTTTAGCGATTCATTTATCAAGCTTCCTAAGATAAATGGCAGTGTAGTAATAGCCGACAATAGTGACGGTGATGTAGAAATCCGCATACAATTCCTACTAACACCTTTACCTGGTCAGACTTATTTTGATGCTTGTCGGGCTTTACGTAGTTATTTTAAATCAGTTGGTAAAGAAAAATTGATTTTTGACGAAGATCCAAAATGGGCATACATGGCCAAATTTATTTCTAGCGAAAACATTGAGCGTATAATTAACGAAGGGCTGTTTTGGACAACATTTCGTTGTTCACCTGATATGGTGGCTGTATGAGTTACAATATCAAAGTTTTAAATAATAGTAATCTAACTCTAATTGGTACAATTAATAATGTAATCAGTGCAGAGATTTATGAAATCATTAATGACCAGTATACTGCTGATATTCAGATAGCTGAAAATACATTCCCTTCATTTCTACATTACCCTAATTTAGTAGAAATAGATGGGGATTTTTTCATTATTGCAGGTGTAGACAAGCAACGCGATAACGGCAAAGCAATCAAACTTATGCTTGAGCATGTAAGTTATGAATTAAATAATCCTTCAGGTGCGCCATTTGTGGAAGAAGACGAAGAGGAGTTTTATGAGGGATCACCAGAAAGCATCATTTCTCAATGTTGGGGAATTGGTGCTTTTCAAATTGTTGACCAAGCTGGTGGTTACTATTATTATCGTCCGAGTGCAAGCGGTGGACGTAGTCGTATTAATGAATTTGCTCGTCAAAATGGCTTAGAAATCGAATACAACAAGTTTGTGATAACGATTCATAATAGGCGTGGTGCTTATAAAGGACTTGTGTTAGAGGTTGGTAAAAACATACGTTCTATTACTGAGAAAATTGAATTAAACGATTCATTTGGTATTGAATATGCACATGAAGTGGATATTGTAGATTTTAGTAAAATGACAGGATCGCAACAACAAGCCATAGCATCTGCTGAACTAGGTGATACCGTCACTATGATTGATACTGATTTAGCTATCTATGCTTCTGAGCGCATAGTTGGAAAACGATATAACCCTTTATTTAAAGAAGTTCCTCAATTGGACGTAGGACAAGTTATACGTGACATTGTTAATATCATTAACAATGATGAAAAGGAAAAAAAAGAAGAAGATCCAACAGTAAATTATTTTTTACAGAGCTGGCAAATTGGCAAGGTCAATTGTATGGCTCTTAGTGGAATCGAGCTTGACCAAGAGGATATTTTGCCAGAAGCAATATCTGCGAGTATTGATTACTACCTTGAGGGCGAACATAAAGGCATGTCTTTGACGGTAAAGCCTCAATACAATAGTTATCACATTTACATTGGTGAATGGTATGAGGATAATTCATATATTGAACATAAATTGTCAGATGTGTCTAGTGTCATAAGTACATGGAATTTTCCTAAAACGAAATTAAGAGCAATCAGTATAACGGTCTGTGAAGTGCCACTTGAAGAATATAACCCAGACATTCATAAATTAAGAGATTACGCTGTGAATTTTAACAAGGTCTATATTGATCCTTTAAGAGAGTTTAAAGTTGGTAAAAAAAATGTTATAGATATGAACACTCTTATTGAGCCAAAAGGTGAGAGCTTAGAACTTGATGATTTTTCAGCGAAATTAGACTATCATCTTATGCAAGAATATGAAGGTGTTAGGTTATCATTACGTCGTGAGTTTGCGAGTTATAAAGTGTTAATAATTACTATGGACGCTGATGGAGTGCCAACTATTTACGATTACGCTACTGTAAAAGATCAACTCTCAACATGGAGGCTACCCCGTGAGGATGCTGAATATTTATTAGTGTCTATAAGTGATGTAACAAGTCAAATAAGTGTGAACTATGGTATAAAGTTTGAAAAAGTACCATTTGAGCCGTTATATGAGTTTCGTATAGGACAACTTAATTGTTTACAACTAAATGGCGTGGCAGTATCACCTTCACCAGCATTAAATACTATACAAGCCGAAGTTTTTTATAAGGAACTTGATGAATATGAGGGCCTGCGATTAACTTTGCTACGTGAATATAGATCCTATTATATTGGCATTCGGACATATGATAGTAAAGGTAAAGCAACTGATAGGGAATATACAAGTATTACTGACTGGACTTTTCCCCGAAAAAGCGTGATGCATATAGTCATTAGCATTATGGAGAAACCACCAAGTGTATTTGACCCAAGTAAACATAGGCAAGCTTGGTATGCGATTAAATTTACAGAGCAAAATAGCGAAGTTATCGATCAACTTGGACCACAATTATTTCTAGAATCAGAAACAGTAAAAGCATCCTCAGGGGGTGCTCGTTTTGATTTTACAGAAACATATACAAAAGTTATTAGTGTAGCATTAGGTGTTGGTAAAACTGAGCAAACAGAGCTTGTTACAGGAGAATGGTCACTTGTGGAAAATGAAGAAGGAGTTACAGGAGTGCTAGTGGATGTAAAAGGTCTACTTTCTGGAGAGGTTAGCATCAGTATACAAGCAGTGTGTCAAATGGGTCTTGATGACGAGGAGAGTGAGGTAGATGGCTAATGGTTTATTCGGTGGCGGGAATGGCACTATAAACAATCCTTTTTTAGTAGAAGATGCTGAAGATTTAATTGCTATACGCAATAAATCAGGAGACCACTATTTTTTACAAACACAAGATATTAATTTATCAAGGTATCTAAGTTGGCAACCAATTGCAAATAGTGGTACACATTTTACAGGAATCTATAAAGGAAACAATAAAAAGATAACAGGATTTAGACATGTAGGAACAGAAGATTACTTTGCATTATTTGGTTATTTATCGGGAAAATTAGAGAATATCACACTTGAAGATATAGATTTAGAATGTACTGCTGCTGGAAGTACAAGTTTTTTTCATGATTGGGCTGGGTTGACGCCAGGACAAGCCACTTTTATATATGCAAGTTCAAGAATAATTAACTGTCATGTAACTGGAAAAATAAAAGTTAATAGGAAAAGAAACTTGGGTGGAATAGCATCAACATTAGATACGATAAATGTAGAAAGATGTTCATTTGAAGGCCAACTAATTGGAAATGTATCAAATGATTCAATCGGTGGAATTGTAGGAAGAATCCAAGGAAAAACAAATATAAAGAACTGTTACAGTATCTCTACTGGTAACAGTTTGAATTTAGCGGGGTATTTAGTATCCAATAATTTAAAAACAATAGAAAAGAGCTATGTTGTTAGTGGCAGGATTGTTGGTAATAAAGCTAGTGATGTAGCAGCGAGTAATTTATCAGTTGTAGATTGTTTCTATGATAACTCTATCGCAAATAATGGATATGGTACACCAAAATCACTAACGGAATTGAGGAAACGAGCAACCTTTACCAATTGGATGTTTGACAATGAATATATGAGGTTTTGGTCAATTAAAGAAGGAGTGGACTATCCACGATTTTCGCGAATATTGAATATAGAATTAATTTATCGTAACTCAATTGGAGGTATTGTGGATAAATGGTTTTGGGAACATGATGTTTTTGCAAATGATATATATTTATATAGTTGCGATAATCAAGAAGTGACTTCTCTTGGTAGAACAATCATTTACTTGCCATGTGAAACGTCTTGTGAAATAAACACAAAAATAAGTGGGAAATTAGGTTTTGAAAAGATTAATAGAACCATAACAGTTAATAGTGATACCCAAATTGTCATTTCTGCACAACCATACGATTTTGTAAACCAACAGACTTATTACTTGTATACCCCACAAGATTTTTTAGAAATGAAAGATGAATTCGGGAAATATATTGTAATGAATGATATTGATTTTAAAGGTTTCGAATATAAAATTCCTTTTGATGTCCCTTTTTTGGGTGATTTTAATGGTAATAACAAGGGATTGAAAAATCTCGTCATTAAGAAAACAGTAGAAAATGGAGGGGAAGGATATGGTCTTTTAGGTAATACAGTAAACGCCACTATTAAAAATATTGTGATAGAAAATAGCACAATAACAGACGAGGAGGGACCATTGTATTATCCTTCTGGCTTTATAGTCGGCAAAATGGAGCAAAGAATAATAGATGAATATCAACCTGAAAAAAATAGATTGATGAGTTTGCATAATTGTGTTGTTAAGGATTGTACATTGAAATTTGCCAATCCAATGTACAGTAATTTAGGAACATTTTTAGGGACGGTATCAACACAAACGGATGCCTTTGGAGCTTTAGAACTGTCAGATTACACTATGATTAAATCACTAAAATCACGTAATGTTAAATTTGATTTGAATGGCGGTGTTACATTTGGTGGTGTAGCGGGATCAATTCGAATTGAAGACGATAAATTGCTAGATATTGCAACTGACGTGGAAGTATATACAGTATTCGATTTTAACAATACTGATGGCGTTTTAATTGGAGGTCTTTTTGGTCAAGCTAATTTCCGTAATGCGATTCTACAAAAAGTTGGAGCAAACACAAAATTGAAAAATGCAACACCAATCAATTTCGGTTTTGGTGGATTGTTTGGACAAGTCGATTATCATGAAGTGGCACATTTGGAAAATTGGTATGTAGATACAATAATAGAAAATGTAACAGTTAATAGTGGCTTCGGAGGTATCACGGGTGCTTGGGGACAAGGTAATGCGACAGAAATCACATTCAGTAAAGGGTATATAGCAACAGCTACAGAATTAACAGCAGATATAGAGCGAGGTATAGGTGTGTTTTGGGGAAATAATAGCATGAGTATTTCTCCAGCAATGATAGACATATTTATTGATGCAGACATAAATAATTTAATACAAAGTGAAGATCCTACAATGCTCAAGAAAACAGCTCAAATGAAAAATAAATCTACATTTACAAATTTCTATTTTGAAGACGTATGGGTGATCGATCCAGGTAATTATCCAAAGTTTGAATCTTTAACAAAGCGCGCAATCATACTTTGTAAACGTATGCCTTTATTCAACTTTAGGAGGAAATAA